GTTCACACTCCCGACTGTGTCGGTTGTTCCCGGCTCTTCAGCCGTACAACTTACGCAATTTCATTCTGCAGAATTGACATTCATAATGCCGGAAGGAGGGTCTGTAGACGATCGCAAGAATCTTATTGCTTTTGTCCGCAACGCTCTTTCGGCGAGTGCCATTGCAGGTTCGGTCGAGAAATTAGAGGGCTTCTTTTAACCCTTTGATTTCCATCCGATCTTTTATGAAAGAAGGTTCCTTATGTCTTCTAAGACTCTGGTTAAGAAAAGTGATCTCCTGCGATTATCGCGGTCGGTCCGGTTGGAGCACGGCCTTACTGAAAAGGCCATATTTCAATTCTTTAGTGCTATTGATTCTCCTCGTAGTCTGGCCTGCTGGCTCCTGTTCAAAGAAAATGAACATGACCAACTCGTCGGCCTTGGATGTGATCCTGCTTGTTACGTTGGAAACCTTGGGAAATTCCATTGGTTTGCACTGTGCAAATCCTTCGGAAAAAGGCCTCACGGCCCCATCCCAAGCTCTGCTGATTTCCGAGCAGACTATACAGCCACAAAATTTCTGTCCAAAGCAAGTTTCCTGTCGACCAGTTTTGATCGAGAAGAGATCGCAAAGACGAAATTCCTCGAATTCGAGGAGCTGTGCCGGGAAACCAATAAAAGGTTGTCTTTCTCTAGCCTCGCCTCCATATCCCAACCGGGACTGGAAGGCGACTACGAAATGCTCTCAAGCATGCGTAGGAAAATAGCTAGGATTTTAGGATCTTTTAATCCGGAAGAATTTGTTAATAGCTCCTATTGGGGGCCTGGATCTACAAACCGAATCAAAGGAATGTATATCTCGGCTGAAAATAAATTCCAACATGAAGTTGGAATTACCAATGATCTCTATGACTTCTGTTCCCCTTGGTTTTCCTCCGCTTATCCTAGTTGGGCTGCACACATCGGGCCCGTTGGATGGGAAGAGGAGAGGGGTAATCAGATTGTCACGGTCCCGAAGGACGCTAAATCAGATCGCGTAATTGCCATCGAACCAGGGGTTAACCTCTGGTTTCAAAAGGGAATTGGTGCTATGATTCGGCGTCGTCTGCTTCGGGTTGGTATCGATCTGAATGATCAATCGATAAATGCTCGCGCAGCCGAGGCTTCTAGCCTAAGCAATGCGTTCGCTACGGTAGATTTTTCAAGCGCAAGCGATTCCATCTCGAGGGTCCTTGTCGAGGCAATAATGCCTCGTAAGTGGCTCTTGGTAATGGATGCGTGTCGGTCCAAATATGGCACTATGGACGGTAACGTTTTTAGGTGGGAGAAGTTCTCCACAATGGGGAACGGTTTCACCTTTGAGCTTGAGTCTCTAATCTTTTACGCAGCTGCTCACGCAGTTTGCGAACGTAACGGTATTTCTAGTTATGGGGTTAGTGTATTCGGGGACGATGTTCTTATCCCTGCTGTTCTTATGAAACCTTTCAGTGATTTTTGTTCGTTTATCGGCTTTCGTGTTAACCCATCAAAAAGTTTTTCTGATGGGCATTTTCGCGAAAGCTGCGGTGAACATTATTTTGCTGGTCTCGATTGTAAACCTTTTTTCCTAAAGGAAAAAATCAAAGGTTTAGCAACGTTGTACCGCGCTCATAATGGCGTTAGACGTCTTAGTAACAGATGGGGTAGCTTTGATTGGTACCCCTGCTGTGATAAGCGCTTTGCCCCGTTTGCTCGGTTATGCCTCCTTTCTGTTGCCCCTGAGTTTCGACTCAGGATTAGTGATGGTTATGGAGATGGTGGGTTCATTGGAAACTTCGATGAATCCTGCCCAACTATAAAGCGCGCGCGAAATGGCTTTGAAGGCTATCTAGCTCTTTGCTTTATTGATGTTGCTGATGAATTGCCCTTTGACGGTGTCGGGATGCTATTATCTCGCATCACGCGGTTGTCGAGGTTAGAACAACAGAATTTTGTTGTTCTGAAGGGCCAGGTAAAGAGGCGAGTTGCAAG